GCTTACTGCTGTACCTGCAACTATTGCCGTTATTACCCATGTCATCTAAATATCCTCTGGCTCTAACAAAGCCTTCTCTATCTCGTCTATATCAGTTAAATGTGTAGGGTGATATGTAATCCATACACAGTCTGTTTCAGCGTATATAACACGCTTAGTTTGCGGAATAGTCTCTCCCATAAACGGAGCCTCTATATCCAAGTTACCAAATTGGCTAGACACCTTACATCTACCCTTTACCACCATGTACAAGTGAGTCGTCTTGTGTAACGCCCCTACTAAGCATACGCCAGCAGGAATAAACAGCTCTCTTGCATATAAGCCATCACTAAAATGATGCTTAGTTTCTAACTCTACAGTGTCACCTTGTAACATCAATGACTGTAGTTTTAATATCTCATCTTGCTTTGCTACTTGATTTAAGATGATTCTACCTCGTATTCAATAGCCTGTATATGGAATGGCGTTGGTTTAGGCACTGTAATTAATGGTTGCACTTCAATATTCCAACCATTGCCACTATTCGCTCCTTGTATAACACCTGTTTGCTCAGGAAGATTTTCATCTAGTGGGGAATCAACCGCCTCTCCAAACTGCCTAATAGGGACAGGAGTGTCATCAATGTAAACGCCAGAACTTTTATAAACTCTTAAATTAATGCGAGTAACCTTCTTTTGCCGCATCTGGTTTTGTCCAGCAGGAGCCGCAGTATTCAAAGGCATACTCTTAATCGCAGGGATAAAGTTGTATCCTACCTCTACATTAATAACACCAGTAGCAGGGTCTTGCTCAAGTATAAATGACTTTTCCGCATCAGTTAAAATAATGTATCCAGAAGCAGGATCAGTTTGTACTACACGGTTATCTAATGGCGTTCCTCTAGCCACAACACTAACTGTTTCTCCATTTAAATGGTTTGAAGCTAAATATAAGTTATTTCCTACTATACTCAAGCTAGTTTCAAGTCTAACAGAAGAATCCATTAAGTAATCAAAGTCCCACTTTTCTACTGTGTATGTAGTAGTAGTGTCAGTAGTTCTCTTGTTTACTAAGAATAAATCGTTGTTAACAACAGATACCGATACAGTGTTAAGAGGGTATGCAGAGTTAGTATCTCCATTAATCCACTTAGTAAAACCATTAATGTCTTGTGATCTAAGCGTATTTAAAATACTAGAAGTGCCATCTTGGTTAACAATAAATACCCAGTTAGCATCTTCTGACAATGACCCTGTTAAAGCGCCTAAGTCTACTGGATCATCAATAAGCTGTGAGGACAACACAGATATGTCTGTACTGTTATAAGCATCTTCATTGTAGTTATACAGAAAGGATCGTAGTGTTCTGCCGTTTTGATCTACAAATAGTGTTGCACCATCTACTGACTTAACCTCTAAGAAAGATGCCCCATGCTGTGTTTGCGCTTCAATAGTAATGTCAGACGGAGTATTACCCTTAACAATAAACTCCGAGCCTGCTGTAAACACCTGTAGGCCACGATCAGGGTTAATGTCGATAATCTCTGTTAGCTGTCTTGAGGATATGGTTGTAAAGATACCCTCGTCATCATCACCTTCTTCTGTGTAGAAATCAAAGAACGAGCCAGACCTAGATGCAAACAAACTCTGTAGTTTAGACTTTGTACCGCCTAGCCATAACCTTCCTGCATAAAATGCGGCTGTCTTAGGAAATCCTCTAGTCGTAGACCATACATCTTCCTTTCTAGCTACTCCTTGTGTAACTAAAGCAAAAGATATTTCGTTAGCAGTACCACCGCTGTCTGAAGTTGCAAAGCCAGAAAACAATTCAAATTCTTTTGTAGACTCACCAGAAATAGTAATAGTGTATACGGTTGATCCTGTCCTGCTTACAGACACACCTGTATCACCAAAAATAGGCATCTCTTGTAAATTTTTCTCTATGTTAAACGCAGAAGATGATTGTTCAGCAGTGCCGCTATCTCCAGCAAAAGTAATGTTTTTACTTAACACGCCCTCGACATCTATCTGAAATCTATCGCCTGTTTCAAAATGACCTAATGTCATTGTTGTTACATAACTTGTAGGTGTAGGGCTAGACGCATCATCATAATCGTACTGAGGTACATTAAGAAAAGGAATGTCGTCAATAGTAAACGTAGATGTACTTGTGTTTATTATTCTTATAGGATGATGATCCTCATGGAACATTAACATGACGTTTTCTGTTTGGACATCACGCACATTTGCAACTTCAGTAGACTTAAAAGGTAACGGCAAATAAGCTACAGGAACAAAGTTAAATGTTTGGTCTGTTACTCTGTAGATAGACATATTACCAAAGGAAGGTGACGTATCAGCGCCTCCAGTAACAACACATAAGTAATGCCTGTTTGTTTCAATGCTAAAGTCGAATGTCTTAACATCAGAAGCATCATCTGTTGCGTATAGAACATTAAACTCACTAAGTTGTATTTTTAAAGTTCCTAAGTTTCCTGTGTCACCAGTTCTTACTATTCTATAATATTGACCAACAAACGTATCAGACATACGAATACGATAGGATTGCTCTACTTCTGTAACAGTTAGAGTTTCTTTAGTTGTCCAAGAAACACCGTCACCAGATATCTGCACCTTGAATTCACCAGAGCCAGTACCGCTTAGTTTGATGTCTTTTACATCTATGAACCGACCTCTATCAGTTGTTCCGAGAACATTGTATAAAGCTACAACATAGTCAGGATTAGCGCCTGTACCTAATACACCAATATTAGTTGTTGTTAGTCCTACGGTTGATCGATCAAAGTCATTGATATTAGCGACAGTACCGCCTTCAGGCATACTTGAAGTAAATGTCGTAAATGCAGAATATATGAGGTTAGGTGTACTGACTGTTTTAGTAAGAGTACCACTGGCAGTAGGGTCATTAGTTCCAACCGTCCTTTCTGCGTAGACAGTATATGGAAGACTTGATCCAGTAAAAGAAAGAACCGTAAAAGTAGAAGAATTATTTGTATATGTAGCGCCAACAATAGGTAAGCCTGTGGTAACAGTGAAGGTAAATAATTTACCTAATCCACTGAAAATAAAAGGAGCTATAATGTTTTCTGCGGTATCTACGTGCTGTGTGCCTGCTCTACGCTTTAACCCTCCCTGTGGGACGATAAGGACGTTTTCAGCAGTTTGCATCCCCTGATAGTATTGATCAAGATCAACGCGGCCTTTAAGTAATGGCGACAACTCTCCGCTTACAAAAGAACTTTGTAGAAACTTCGACTTCGCCATAACTAAAACCTTACATTAATAAACGGACGATCTGTAATAGGGGTTATTGGGTATTGTTGCGAATCAGTAAATCTTGCCATTCGAGAAGCGTTTACATATTGACTAGCATTAGCTTCCATAGAGGTAGCACTGTCCCTGATAGATGGAGCAAAGTCCATCGCAAGTCTGTACTCAATCATCTTACTAAAGTATACAGGCCATGCTGATTCTGGAGCGTTGTAAATGTAATCAGCGTATATAGCGCCAGTTGCATTTGCATATAGCTTATCGCCATAGAGAGCGTAATTAACTTGAGGATTAATCTTGATAAGAAACAATAGGTCAGCAGGAAGTTGGTAGATAGACTGCCACTCAGTGCCTACTGGAGTTTCTGTTGTTAAATCTAGCTGTGCTTTCTTTTTAGCAAAGCCCCAACGGTATTTAGTTAATTCGTTTTGTACGATGTTGTCATACAGATTGTTAGCAACAGTTTGAGCGCGTGAGTTGCCGACTAAAGTTGTAATAGGCAAATCCCCAATTAAAATTAACGCATTAGATATTAGCTGGATTTTGCTTGCCATAATAAACCTTTATGTAAGAAAGGGGGGACGAACCCCCCAGACGTTTTACTTTGTTACTTACGCTGTTACTGTAGTACCAGCCGCCGCAGTAATGCTTGTAGCGGTTTGGGTCTTAATGTAAGTAATAGTTACTACTGGAGCAGTTGCAGTGGTAGTATCTTTACAGATAATTAAATCACCAATGTTAAACTCATTGATAGCGTCAAGGAAGTAATCTGCGTTATCAACAACTGTTTTAGCATCAGTAGAAGTATACTGCCAAGTGCTTCCACCTGTTCCTGAACCGCCAATGCGGCATAAACCTGATCTTGCAAAAGCCATGATATTTCCCCTTATACGTTATCTTTGTATTCAACTTTAACGACACCGCTTGAGTCACGGACAACAGAGCCAGCTTTCAAACAGCCGTTGCTCAACCATGAAGTACGGTCTGCAATCCAATCAACAGAAGTTTTCATGTCCATGCCAATAGCAAGACCAACAGCGTCGCGCGCGAAGAAGAATGAGTCAACAGTGTTACTAGCAACAGTCAAACCACCTTCAGAACGATCATCAAGAACAACAATGTTGAAACCTTGCAAAGTGTTAATGTCACCACTTACAAGAGCCTTAACTGTTTGATAATCAGAAGAAGTAGCTTTCTCATCTTTAAGAAGTCCACCAAGTCCAGCGGCATTGATTGCACCAGTAAGACCTTCGTTTGGTACACCAGCGGCACGTAGGTTTACGTGAGCTTCAGTCAACTTAGCCATAGTTAAAGCCGCAGAACCGTGAGCAACAGTAGAACCACTGCTTGCATTCATTGCGTCAATTACTAGTTGGTCAGAACGACGACCAAGAGCACCAGCGATAGTGCTTGCTAGTTCTTGCTTCTCGTCAAAGTTTACTTCAGTTGCGTCAAAAATATCAGTGTACTCTGGAGCATTCCAGTTTTGCAAAGTAGCAATAGCGAAATCATAAGTTACGTCCATAGGAGTGACTAGATCAGAAGTAGACTTCTGGTTAGCTAGGCCTTTACCCATGTTACGGAATTTATAAGTGTCACCAACTACATTGTTACGTACAGTTACGAAAGGCTTGAGAAGCCCTTTTGTTGCATAAGCGTGTTTTACCATGCTATCGAATTCAATCGACGCTACGGCAGATAGATTCTTACTCATAATAGTTTCCTCGAAAAAGAGTAATTAAAAAAGTTTTTCAAGGTTTAAGCTGAGTACCCAGTAAAATTGGTCAGCATTCAACCTAAAATTACTGGGCCTTGGTGAAAAGGGTATCCAGTGTCTTGATTATACACCTTTTACCCTGTATTAATCAATTATTGAGAACCGCCCCACGCTTCCATCATTTTCTGAATCTTGCGCTCATGGTCAATATTGGTACTTCTGAGGAGGTTTCCTTGCTCATCTTTCTTAAACATTTCTGTTTCAATAGATTCCCAAGACAGACCTTCTGGGTTATGCCCTCCCTCCATTGGGAGTTTAGCAGGAGCAGTTGCTTGCACTAACATCTCTACCAATGCAATGGTATCAGCAGTAGTCACTAGACCTCTGGCTTGCTCGTAAGTCTCTGCATCTAGGTTGTTTTTCATAAACCCTTCAACAGTCTTAATTCTTTCCTGAGCGTTATCGCCTAGCTTAGACAGCTCTTCTTCTTGATCTACAGCTTGTGCGGCATAGTCTTGAGCAGACAACAATTCCCATGCTTCTCCAAATGCATCAGCACTCATGTTAGTCTTAGTAGCAAATGCCTCTAACTCTTGATACAAAGCATCGTCACTCTCAATTCCTTCTGGGGGTGTGTAACCATCTTTAGGCGCACCCTTAAATCCTCCAAACTTTTTAGACAGTTCAGCATAACCTTTAGCTTGATCTGCTACAGATTTATACTTTGTGTCTAACCATTCAGGGACTTCTCCAGTTCCTTTGATACCTTCAGTTAAATAATATTCCCCTTCTGCAAGGGTGGGTTCAGAACTATCTAGCAAGGTATCGCTTTGTTCAGCGGCTTGTTCTTCTGACATAATGTAATCCTTAAATTATTTCGGCTTGCTTCATTTGATTGATTAAAAACTTAACTACACCAGCTTCACCGTTATGGTAAGCAGATTCGTAATTAATGTTTTCTGAGCCAAAAGGAGTATCATTATCATAGACAAACCTTCTGGTCAGGTCTGCTAAGATACGCGCTCCATCGTCAGTTGTAAAGACCCTATGATATGCCTTAGCAAGATCAGCCGCATTCTGTCTACGTATTCCTGCTTGTTTTTTAGCAACTTCTGGATCAGCAAGTTGATCAATATTTGACCAACTCATTGAACAGGCATCGGTGGTTGTGATGTCTTCATTCCAGCTTGAGCCGCTTCTGCGCCTGCCTGAATAACCTGTGCTTTCTCAGTAGGTGTTCTTACTAACTCAGCAGGCATTCCTGTCTTAGACGCTACCCATGTGCCAAAGTCTTCCTGCTTAAAGCCAATCTTAGCCTGATCTGGGCCAGCATTTTGTAGGACAAACTGTACAGCTTGTTGGACATTGATAATATCTTCAGCATCCTGCGCTCTAGCTAAGGGCGATAGGAACTTAATCTCGATATCACGACCATCTAACTGTAATGGCTGTAAGATACCTCTACGAGTTAGGATGTAAACAACACGCTTAAGGATAGGGACAAGCACTTCTGTCTGTAATCGACCAAACGCACTACCGATTCTCTTAGCTAGCTCTCTTGACTCAATAGCTACCTCTGTCGCAGAACGAACAGCACCAGTAGGATCACGCAGATCGTTAAACAAAGCTCGTTTAATAGAGACTTGTAAGTCTTGCATTTCAAATTGCGCCAATGCAAGGTTAGCCCCTGTGTCTAATCTCTTGATAGACGGATTAGAAGAGTTGTTAGAACCAACTGGAATAACAACCCCTGGGCTTATAACTATATTGTAGGGGTTAGTCACGCCATCATCAGTAGCGGTGTACATACCTGATAGGTCGATAGCGGCTTTCTGTAGGACAAACTCTTTTACTTTGTTTAGGGAGCGTACATCAGGTAAAGCCTGTACAGCAGGGCCACGACCACGTATCTCTCCTGATACTTTAGAGTAACGACCAGTTACCCAAGGGCTAGATTCCCCAAAGTCTTCCATCCAGCTAATGCGATCTTCGCCTTTAACCCATACACAACCGTAATACTTTTTAGCTTTAGGCATAAATACAACGCCTTCACTAATTTCTACTTCTGCATCTGGTTGATTTTCGATTAGGGCAAGGACACTTTCAGAAGGCTTAAACCCTCTCCACTGTCTTTTTAGATTTCTTGCTTTAACATTGAATCTACGCCAGTGTGTTTCGATAGAACCGTATGGGCCTTCCTCAAACGCAATACCTTTTTGCGGAATAGCGTTAAACACTAATGGCATATCATTGTTGTCAGTCTCATCAATCCGTAAAGTACCTGTACCTACTAAGAGATCAAGAGCGTGTTCAAAGAACTGTGTAGCAAAGTTAGAACGATTAATGTAATCAAAGACAATATCAGCCTGATCTTCTAGGTTTTGTCTAACGTCTTCTTCAGATACATCAAACTCGCCTGATTCTAATGCCTTTATAACACTGAGAGAAGGAGCAAAGGTTGCCCAGTTACCCCAGATAGGAGCAATGTTTTCTTGTAGCTTACTTGCTCCCTGTTGGATAGCTTCAATAGCAGTGGAGTCAAAGATACGATCCATCTTCTTAGAGCCAGAAACAACAGTATCGAATAGGTTTCTGTTAGGTAGAAAATACTCATAGCAATCATCAAGCAACTCATGCCACTGCGCCATTTTAGAAAACGCCTGCGACTCTCTTATTTTTAAGTCGTGTAAAGACCCTAGCTCTTTTGGAAGTTTCATCTTTTATTTAGCCGCCTTTTTTATGGAAGTGTTAGTTGCAGTATACCCTGCACCAGATCGCAACCCTGCGCCTCCTGCACTACCGCCTCCAAAGATACCAGCCCCAGCCCCAGTAAATCCTCTTGACACACCAGACTGTTTACTAGCACTGCCAGCTTTTGCTAACAAAGACTTAGACCCTAGCTTTCCACGAGCCAAAGCTTTGAGTCTTTTTTCAGACTCTTCCATTTCTTCATCAAGTTGTCTACTTTGTCTTTCTACTACGGCTAGTTCTTGTGCGGTAGGCTCTGGTGCTTTAGGTCTTTTCATTATTCTTCCTCAGATGTTTTAGCAGTTGATAAGGGGTTAGAATGAAAGGATTGTTAATACCTAATATCTGTTTAGTATGCCCGACACAAGTATTCAACATAAATAACGATCTTTTACATTCTTTCGGTACGTAACTTTCCATTATATAGTTACCTTCGATTATACTCTTTTGGTCGGAAACAGTAAATAAATCAAAACTTTTGGCTGATTTTCCGTAAATAATG